CATAAATAACTTTACATTATACAAATATTGTGATATAATAACTTTATGATTGACTTGAAACAAATACATGAAATGTGGTCTAAGGACTGCGAAATAAATCAGATACGACTTGATGAATCATCACGTGTGACTCCTATGTTACATGCTAAGTATCTGGAACTTCTATCCCAAACAAAACTCATGTTGAAACGTGCAGAGTTTGCACAGAAGTCTTTGTTGAAAGACAAGTGGTTATATTACAATGGAAAGATGTCTCAAGAAGAGTTGGAAGAGAAAGGTTGGGAACCAGATCCTTTTAACGGTCTAAAGATACTCAAAGGTGAAATGGAACACTACTACAATTCAGATCCAGAGATACAGAAGTCTGAAGAGAAGATAGAGTATTACAAGACTGTGATTGAGACGTTAAGTGAGATAATAAATAATCTTAACTGGCGACATCAAACAATAGGTAATATAATTAAGTGGAAGCAATTCGAGTCAGGAAACTAAACCATTCCGATTTACAGATTGAATGTGACAATGGTACGGCGCAAGAACTAAACGAATACTTTTCGTTCTATGTGCCCGGCTATAAGTTCATGCCTGCATTCCGCAATAAGTTGTGGGATGGTAAGATACGACTCTTCACACTAAGAGAACGTACACTACCCGCTGGTTTATATTATCATTTACAAGAGTTTACGGATAAACGTCAATATAACCTATTGACAGAGACAAGTAAATATGGTAAACCAGACGATAGAACTCACATCAAACCCAGAGTTCTTACTGAATTTTTAAATGATTTAAATTTACCATTCCCACTCAGAGACTATCAGTTTCAATCAGTGGGAGAGGCGTTAGTTCGTAAACGTGCGATTCTATTATCACCGACAGGTTCTGGTAAGTCGTACATGATCTATGCACTCGCAAGGTTCTGGTATGCAATGTTGACAGATGGTAGATCATTTCCAAAAGGTGGACGTGTTCTTATTATTGTTCCTACGACATCGTTGGTTGAACAGATGCACAGTGACTTCATAAAGTATGGAATGCCTGAAGGTGGGATGCATAGGATCTACTCTGGTAAAGACAAAGCAGTCGATGCGTCAATCGTAATATCTACATGGCAATCTATTTACAAACTACCCAAGGTTTGGTTCGAACAGTTTGGTTGTGTGTTTGGGGATGAGGTACATGGGTTCAAGTCAAAGTCATTGATGAACATAATGAACAAGTGTACAGAAGCAGAATATAGATTTGGAACGACAGGAACATTAGATGGGTCACAAACGCATGAGCTGGTTCTACAAGGACTATTCGGGAAGATATATAAAGTCACTACCACTAAGCAATTACAGGATAACGATACTCTTGCCCCACTCACTATCAGGAGACTCGTTCTTTCATATGGACGAGAGTTACGTAAAACTTTCGGGAAAAAAACCTACCAAGAAGAAATCGACTTTATCGTTGGTCACGAAAAACGGAATAAATTTATCAGGAACCTAGCACTGGATCTCAAAGGTAATACTCTAGTGTTATTTAATTATGTTGACAAACATGGTAAACCCTTACATAACTTGATACGAGAGAAAGCAGAAGACAGAAAAGTATACTTTGTATCTGGTGAAACTAATACATCCGACAGAGAAGCGATACGAGGAATTGTAGAAGGAATGAATAATGCAATCATTGTTGCGTCACTCGGTACGTTCTCTACAGGTATAAATATAAGAAACCTACACAATATAATCTTTGCATCACCTAGCAAATCACAAATTAGAGTGTTGCAATCTATTGGTAGAGGATTGAGAAAAAGTGATGATGGAAGGGAAACCACATTGTATGATATTAGTGATGATATTGGTTGGATGAAGAGAAAGAATTATTCTCTGTTACATTCTGAAGAACGAGAAAATATATATCAAAAAGAACAGTTCAATTATAAAACGGTAGTGATAGATCTATGAAACTAAGACAATTTAAATTAACTAACAACGATGAGATTGTTTGTGAGGTTATGGATGTCGATGAGGCTGATAACCACAATGGAGATATTATTGCTCGTAAGATCTTAAAGGTATTTCACGCGGAAGACTTCGATCAGAACGTCAGATATTATTCTTTCAAACCTTGGGTTTCATTCCAAGAAGATATAAATGAATTAAGTGCAATCAACCCAGATCACATTCTTGGTGAGGCGACACCCTCCTCCATACTCAAGTTACATTTCAAAAATGCCCTCGACATCATTCTAGAATCTCAAGAGATGAAGGGCAAGAAGAGTCTTAACATAGATGAAGTTATGATGGACACGACAGATATGTCAAGGGATGAAATCGCCGAGTACTTGAAAGATAAATTCTATGAAGAACAATTCTCTGAGTTGCAAGACTTTCAACAGGATTCATCACAGACAAATGTCATACACCTGTTCCCACCCTCAGATAAGATACACTAGTATTCCCCCCTATCCTAAAGGCGCATATTAATTATACACCTATTTTACGATTCTGTCAACCCCTATTTTTATGTTTGAAATAAAAAAATAATATTTTACATTCTCTTTATTATTTGATATAATATAGTTATGAAAGGAAATTGAAATGCCACGAAGAAATAAAAAGAGCGAACACTATGTAAATAACGCCGATTTTTCTCAGGCAGTTGTCACTTATGTTAAGACAGTTAACGAAGCAAAACAAACAAGTAAAACTCTTCCAGTAGTACCAGATTATATTGCTCAGTGCTTTCTCAGTATCGCTGAAGGTTTGTCTCACAAATCTAATTTTATTCGCTACACATACCGCGAAGAAATGGTTATGGATGCAGTTGAAAATTGTTTGAAAGCAATAGAGAACTATGACATAGAGGCCGCAACCCGAACTGGTAAACCAAATGCGTTTGCATACTTTACACAAATAACATGGTATGCGTTTCTACGCAGGATTGCCAAAGAGAAAAAACAACAAGACATTAAACTAAAATATTTAACAAGGTCTGGTATTGAAAACTTTGTGGATGGAGACATGAGTGATGATTACACGATGGGTGTGGTTGGATCTTTTGTTGACACACTCAGAGATCGTATAGACAAAGTAAGGACACAGGACACAGAAGTGAAAGCATTCGTAAAAGAAGAGAAACTAAGAAAGAAACGTGCAGTACATGCTGACTCAGACTTGTCGGACTTTCTTAAATGAAGGTTGCGGTATTAAATGACACTCACTGTGGTATTAGAAATAGTTCTGATATTTTTCTTAATAACGCTGCTGACTTCTATAGTAAGGTCTTCTTTCCTTATTGTAAAGAACATAATATTAAGCAGATTATTCATCTTGGTGATTATTATGATAATCGTAAGTTTATGAATTTTAAGGCACAGAACCATAGTCGCAAATCATTTCTAGATCCTATGCGTGAACTCGGTATGCGAATGGATATTATTCCAGGCAACCATGACACGTATTACAAAAATACAAATGATTTAAATTCTCTGAAAGAACTACTTGGTTACTACATGAATGAGATCCATATTATTATGGAACCCACAGTCATGGAGTATGGATCTCTCAAGATAGCAATGATCCCTTGGATCAACCAAGAAAACTATGATGATACTATGAAGTTTATCAAGTGTTGTAAGGCCGACTGGTGTGGTGCACACTTGGAACTTGACGGTTTCGAAATGATGCGTGGTATCAAGAATGTGCATGGTATGGATCGTAAGATCTTCTCTAAGTTCGAGAAGGTATTGACTGGACACTTCCATGTAGGATCACAACAGGATAACATCTGGTATCTTGGATCACAGATGGAGTTCTTCTGGTCTGACGCACATGACAAAAAGTATTTCCATGTGATAGATACAGAAACCAGAGAAGTAGAAAAGATTCTAAATCCTAATACTTTATTTCATAAAGTGCTTTACAATGATGACAAAATAGACTATAATAACTATGACGTATCACAATGTGATCAGAAGTTTGTGAAGGTTGTGGTTGTCAATAAGAAGGACTCATTTTTGTTTGATCGGTTCATTGACCGCATACAAAGTGAGAATATACATGAACTAAAGATCGCTGAGAACTTTCAAGAGTTCACAGGCGAAAATGTACATGATGATAGTATGGAGTTTGATGACACACCAAAGATCGTAGACTCCTACGTTGATGGTGTAGATACAGATCTGGATAAAGATAAGATAAAGATACAGATGAGAGAACTCATGACTGAAGCACAGGCACTGGAAATTGCATGATAAGATTTACAGAGGTAAACTGGAAGAACTTTCTGTCTACAGGTGATAAGTGGACAACAGTTGATTTAGACAAGTCAAAGAGTACATTAGTTGTTGGGCATAATGGTGCAGGTAAGTCCACTATGCTCGATGCTATATCCTTTGCACTATTCGGTAAACCTCACAGAAATATTACTAAGTCTCAGTTGGTCAATTCGATCAACGGTAAAGGTACGTTGGTCATTGTTAAGTTTTCTATAGGAGAGAACGACTTCGTGGTTACACGAGGTATCAAACCAAACGTATTTGAGATACACAAGAATGGTCTGATGATAAACCAATCATCACATGCCAAAGAGTACCAGAAGATCCTCGAACAAAACATTCTGAAACTGAATCACAAATCGTTTCACCAAGTTGTCGTACTGGGTTCCTCCTCTTTTATTCCCTTTATGCAACTACAGAGTGGACACCGTAGGGATGTGATTGAGGATCTTCTGGATATAAACGTATTCTCCAAAATGAATACTATATTAAAAGAAAAACAAAACATTGTCAAGGATAAACTGCAGGATCTTAATTACAAGATTGATATCCACAACAATAAGATAGAAACACAGGAGAAGTATATACGTGATATTAAAACTCTTACGGAAGATAATAAGAAAGAATATCAACAAAGAATCGAAGATGCTCAAACAGAAATCGAGAATATCCAAAAAGAATCTAATGAGTTAAGTGAAGGTCTTGATGATGATATCAAGTCTACCGAAACCACACTTGGTAATCTCTCAGATCAGAAACAAGACTTGCTACTCAAGAGTCAAGACATAAAAACAAAGATGTCTGGTGTTGGTAAACGTGCGAAGTTCTATGATGAGAACGACACATGCCCAGAATGTAAACAAGAACTTGCAGATGATTTGCGTAAAACTAATTTAGAAGAATGCAAACATGAGGCCAAGAACCTAACATCTATGAAGAAGTCTATAGGTGATCAGGGAGTGTGGGTAGAGACACAGATATCTGAGACAAACAAAACTCTTAAATCTCTCAGAGACAAGTTTACACAGATTACATCTAACAACAAGGAGATCTCATCCTTACAGAAAACTATTGGTGAGTATCAGAAGTTCTTAGATAAAGAGGTGACTGCAGATCTATCTGCCGCACAAGAAGATTGCGAGACTATGAAACAAGAGAAGCAATCTATGATGGAGAGTAAGTTCGAAACATCTGAACAACACAACTACAATGCTGTGATGATGGAAATGTTGAAAGACACTGGGATCAAAACCAAGATCATAAAACAGTATCTACCTGCAATCAATCAACTTACAAACCAATACTTGCAAACCCTAGACTTCTTTGTACACTTTAACTTAGATGAGTCATTCGTAGAAACTATACGTTCTAGACA